GAACACTGGTTGCCTCAATGGCGTGCTCTGTCTCTGCGTTGCCCAGTTCTTTTAAGGTGCGTTTGAGTAGCCGATCCTTTAACTGGGTGTTCGGGCGTTGAGTACGCCCGAAGGGGACTTTGCGCTTGGTCTTGGGTGCATGGGGTATCTGCTCAAAGAGCGTGGCTACCTCGATCTTCTTGGACTGCGGTATCCAGTCAGTCCAATGCACGCCCTTGTTGGGTATGTCCATCTCTCTTGCAATCTCGCTTGGTGTCATCAGCGTGCCGTCATCATCGTCACGCATCAACTGCATTGCATCGAACTTGTTGCGTAGTCTCTCCATGATCTTGATGTAGGCATCAAAGGCGTGTTGCCTTTCGGGTAGGTTTCTACCCCGATGTCGTAGCCCAACACGGGCGTTGCTCAGTTCGTACTTGAGGGGCGTGAGCAGTTCACCCCATAAGCGTTTGTGTTGAAAGTTGCTTAGTCTCTCAATCTTCTGCGCTTGCTTGGCTTTTGCGATCTCCGCTTTCTTGAGTTCACGAGCTTCGGGTTGCGGTATGCGCTTCATCAGCTTGTTGTGAATCTCGTTCGGTTTCATTTGCATATAGGTTTTTGTCATGACTAAGTTCCTTTTTGATGTGTAGTCTCTTGTAGTGTCCAAGACTTAGCGGTTTGCCTAAACTTTGGACAGCGGGAGAGCCCCGATTCTACTAGCTTTGCGCTGTTTGTGCTGACAATGCTATCGTTTTCAGAAAGAGCAAAAGACAAAGTACAAAAGAGTGGCGAAGTAGGGGCGAGAATAAACGCACACATATGGAGATGCTCCTATATATATAAATATATTTAAATAGATAAGTAAGTAAGTAAGGATCCAAGAAAGCACCTTGCAAATCAACGACTTACGCTTGTCCGTAGTTTAGGAAAGTTGCTTAGTCTTGGATACCTAGGATATGCCTCTTTTTTAAGCACTTTTGTTGCTTAGTCTCTTTTCAATCCAATCTTCAAAGGCTTGTTCACCCGATAGGTGTACGCATGAACCGATGCCGAAGTCGAGGCGTATGGTGAAGTTGTCGAAGCGTTTGGGTTCGTGGTAGATGTAGTCGATGTCAAACTCACCGATCAAGGGTAGGCGCATTGTGCCCATAGGTTTGATGTGAACGAAGTTAGTTGCTCTCATGTTTATTCTCCTCTGTAAATAAAGAAAAGGCGAGTGATTTGCGAGCCAAGAATGAACGAGGCAACGATGGGTATTGCTACCCAAACAAGCCCTGAGTTCTCCCAAAGAAAGCTACCAAAGAAAACGATAGCGTGAGATAGCACGACTGCGAGAAAGACCTCGCTGAGAATTACTTTAGCTGACATGATTAAACTCCTGAGTGAATTGTTGGGGTAGGAATCTACCCCAAAGCGTGCGACAGCACACTCCAATGCTCTTGCGAGCATTAGGCTGAGTTGTCTTCTTAGAACCAGCACTCGTCTTGAATGCCGTCTTTCAGGCAAAAGGTTTCGCAACCCCAACATACGAAGCGTGAGACTGCCTGTGGGTAGTCGAAGTGAGCGATGAAGTTGAAAGCGTAGCCGATGGGGCATTTGATGAAAGAGATGAAGTGATTAAGCATGATTAAGTTCCTTTTAAATACTTTAGACACAAAAGAAAACAGCGGGACAAGCCCGCTGTTGAGATGGGGTAGGAATCTACCCGAAGATTAAGCAAAAGTAACTGATGCTTTGATTTCAGCGATAAAGGCATTGAACTCCTCTTTAGTCATGCCTGAGTCAATCACAATGTCTACGACTTGTGCGACTACCGCTTTGGGGGCTACGACTTTCTGTGTCCTAGAATTGGACTCAGGTGCTGTCTCCTCGCTCTTGATCTCGCTCTTAACATGGTCGAGGAACTTGGCGTAGCCACGCTTGTAGGACTCTTGTTCGACTTTGCTACGCTCTGTGCGTGACTGATTAAAGATCGCCATTGCTTGGCTAGGCGTGCGAGCGAGGTTGCCTTCGAGGTAGCCCGTGATCCAATCACGCTCAAGTTGCACACGCTCCTCTGTCGTGGCTTTGCGGTACGCATCACGATAGGGCTTAGTCGCTTCCTTAGTTAAACGATCAGCTTGACCTACTTTGATTGCGAATTGATTTACAGATAACATCATGGTATTTCTCCTATCGGAATAGGTGGGGTAGGAATCTACCCGCTTGATTCCCTAACCGATAACTCTATTATACGAACACGAATTCTAAGGTACTATTTAGCCCCCCAATGGAGGCTATTTTGAAAACTAAAGACCCCACTATACCCCCATCATCCCATTTTAAACCACCACGGCTACGTGGCCATAAACACTGTTCCACATCGATTCTCAATACTTTTGTAATACTTAAGTACAAACTATACCCCTACCCCATAATTTTTATAAAAATTTAAAAACAACTTTGTCTAACATTAGACACCAATCCATAAAAAAAGCCCCGCACAAGGCGGGGCTAAAAATCAACACAGAGGAGAAGTAAATGCAACTGCTTGCAATCAACCTCAGATGTAGTGTACATTAACGCTATCGAGGTTGCAAGGGCCTACGCAAATGTTAGATCATCTTTTAGATTTTGAACCGTATGTTAGTGATCACTCACAGGGATTTGTGCCTCTGGAAAAAACCACGCCCGCACAAACCCTAGACGCTAAGATTGCCACAGCCGATTGGCTCAAGTCACAAGGCGCTGTGGACACAGATACTTTGGTAACGGAGTTTGAAACCAAAGCAGCACGTACTGCTTTTGCCAACATCGTTTCTGCCACACCACAAGAAATCACGCATACATCTCTAGCCAACGTAAAAACCCCAGCCGCAGTCCAACACCTCGTAGGGCTACTGACCGCATATGACTGGGAATTTGTACAGCAAGCCAAAGAACTTAGAGGCTATGCGGTTGCCAAAATACTGGAAGAAGTCGAGAACCCCAGCGCTAACATCAGGCTCAAAGCTTTGGCGCTACTGGGTAAAGTTACAGAAGTAGGACTCTTTACTGAAAAGATTGAGGTCAAGAAAACGGAAATGTCAGACGATGAGTTGGACAGCCGCATCAAAGACAAGCTCAATCGACTGATGGATGTAGTGGACGTACTGACCAACAACGAAGAAATAACAGACTTGGAACCGCATGGACTTGAGCAAGATCACGAGCCTGACGCCGCTTGAGGCCAAGCTCATTACTCAAAACCTCCCGCGCATGTCCAAGGAGGAGAAGCTGGAATTGCTTCAAGACATCGACGCCCAAGAGAAACGCGCCAGCCTCATCGCGTCTCAGAACAGCATCCTAGGGTTTGCCAACGCCGTATATCCAGGATTTAAAACAGGGCCACATCACAGAAAGTTGGCCAAAATATTTGAAGATGTCATCATAGGGAAAAAGAAGCGTGTGATAATAAATATTGCACCGCGTCATGGCAAGTCTGAGTTTTCATCTTATTTGTTTCCTGCTTATTTTTTAGGCAAGTTTCCTGACAAGAAGATCATCATGGGAACCCACACCGCTGGACTCTCAGAAGACTTTGGACGCAGAGTGCGTAACTTAATTGACTCGGAGGAGTACCGTGAAATTTTCCCAAGCACCCTCGTTGCGGAGGATCAGAAGGCGGCTGGTAAATGGTCTACTGCGGCTGGCGGACAGTACTACGCGGCAGGCGTTGGTGGCGCTTTGGCTGGTAGAGGCGCTGATTTGTTTGTTATTGACGATCCACATAGCGAGCAAGATGTAAAAACCAACAGCCGTCTAGCGTTTGACACAGCATGGTCTTGGTTCCAAACAGGCCCCTTGCAACGTCTGATGCCGGGCGGAGCGATCATTGTCATTATGACGCGCTGGTCATTGCTTGACCTCACAGGCAAACTGATTGATTACCAAACCAAGAACCCTGAAGCGGAGCCTTGGGACATTGTGGAGTTGCCAGCCATACTACCTTCGGGTAAATCCCTATGGCCAGAGCAGTGGCCAATTGAAGCGCTGGAGAAAACAAAAGCGTCTTTAGATCCAAAGTACTGGAACGCACAGTACATGCAACAACCCACATCAGACAACAGCGCCATCATCTCCAGAAAGCATTGGCGCATCTGGACGGCAGACGAGCCACCCCAATGTGAGTACGTCATACAGTCTTGGGATACGGCGTTTGAAACAAAGAACAACTCTGACTACAGCGCATGTACAACGTGGGGTGTTTTCTACAACGAAGAAGAAGGCGACAGCCCACAAGTCATACTCCTTGATGCGTTCAAGGATAGAATGGCATTTCCTGAATTAAAACAAGTGGCGTTGAAACACTACAAGGAATGGGAACCTGATGCGTTCATTGTTGAGAAAAAGGCGGCAGGAGCACCGCTTATCCAAGAGCTACGCAATATGGGAATCCCTGTGCAAGAGTTCAGTCCTAGCCGAGGTAATGACAAAATGGTCAGGCTCAACGCCGTGGCCGATTTGTTCAGTTCCGGAAAAATCTGGGCACCAGACACACGCTGGGCTAGAGAAGTGATAGAAGAAGTTGCGTCTTTTCCCGTAGGAGAGCACGACGACTATGTAGATACAACATCGCAAGCGCTGCTTCGCTATAGGCAAGGTGGCTTTATTTCGTTAGACTCAGACGAGAAGGACGAGCCGTCCATCTTTCGTAGACGTCAAGCTGCATACTATTAAGGACAATCATGGCAACAAGTAATTTTGACAAATCCCTGTATCAAGCACCGCAAGGCATAGATGCCTTGGCGCAAGACGAAGCGCCTTTAGAGATTGAAATTGTTGATCCTGAAGAAGTTAGCATTAAAGCGGGGGACATGGAGATCAATTTAAAACCCGATGAAGACGGCGAAGAAGGTTTTGGCGACAACTTGGCCGAGTACATGGACGCAGGTGCCTTGGCTAGCTTGGCAGGAGATTTGGACAGCGACATTGACCAAGACCGCGGTTCCCGTAAAGAATGGGAGAAAGCCTATACAGAAGGTTTAAAACTGTTAGGACTCCAGATAGAGAACCGCACAGAGCCTTGGGACGGTGCGTGTGGAGTGTTCCACCCAATGATTACAGAAGCAGTTGTACGCTTCCAAGCCGAGACCATCACGGAAACATTCCCTGCACAGGGGCCAGTACGTACCAAACTACTGGGTAAAGAAACGCCAGAGCTAAAAGAAAAAGCTACCAATGTCGAGAACGACATGAACTATGAGTTGACGGAGACCATGAAAGAGTTCCGTCCAGAGCATGAAAGAATGCTGTGGAGTCTCCCAGCCACGGGTTCAGCGTTCAAGAAAGTCTATTACGACCCCGGCTTTGGCCGTCAGGTCAGTGTGTTTGTGCCTGCGGAAGACATGATTCTCCCCTATGGCGCTACAGACATGGACACCTGCTATCGTGTGACGCATGTGATGAGGAAGACAAAGAACGAGATTTTAAAACTCCAGCAAGCGGGGTTTTATCTTGACATTGAGTTAGCAGAACCTTCTAAAGAGAAGAACGATATCAAGCAAGCCAAGGACAAAGAGACGGGCTTTAGCGACTTGAACGACGACCGCTACACACTGTATGAGTGCCATGTTGACTTGGACTTGGAGGGATACAAAGACGTAGACGAGGACGGCGAAGAGACTGGAATAGGTTTGCCATACGTAGTAACCCTA